CGAACGCGGGTGCGAACCGACTCGCATCTCATCAACTGGGATCGCTACGGCCTCGGCATCTACGACACCATGACAGAAACGACATGGCACCGGCGCACGCGAGCCCCGTCCGCAACGTTCGCGTTCCTGGAGCAATTAAAGGGAAGGAACCCGCTCAAATGAAAGCTGATGCATTCAACGGCGAAGCTATCAGTCGGGCCGACCGAGAATTGCTGACACGCCTCGGCGACCACCCGTTGCTGCGCAATCCGCTCTACAGCGCGCCCCCGCCGCCGTTGCCCGACTACGCCACGCTCACTACCGCCGCCGCAGTGGAGGCGGCGCAACGAGCGTGCTTTGCGGCTGCCCTCGATTGGCTGCTGGTGAACTACGCCTTCTGCAAGAGCGCCTTCATGGGCAAGGGCGGCATCATCTCGCTGGTCGACGGCGAGATGGGATCGCTCGTAAGCCTGCGCGGCTTCATGCAGCCCTACGCGTTCGTGAGCGAGGGGCCGAGAGGCGGGCGCAAGACGATATCCGTTGTCGATGACTGGATGAAGCACCCGCTGCGGGCGCATATCGACAAGGTTCAGGCCCGGTCCGATCGGCCGCGGCCGACGTTCGAGGAGGAAGGCGTCACCGTCTACAATCGCTATTGGCCGCCGACACACCCAACAAGCGGAGGTGAGATCGAGACATTCGAGACTTTCTTCGCGCGACTAGTTCCCAATGACACAGAGCGTGCGTGGTTCTGGAACTACCTCGCCCACAAGGCCCGCAAGCCGTGGGTGCCGATGATCGCGGTCATCATGGTGGCGGAGGAGTTCGGAACGGGCCGCGGGACGCTGTTTGATATCCTTGAGCTGCTGTTTGGCGAGGATTACGTCGTGCCGTGCACGTTCGGCGAGCTAACAGGAACCGCGGCAGGCGCGCGCTTCAACGACCGGCTCGCCAACGCGCTCATCGCCACCGTCAACGAAGCTGCCGATGAGGACGGGCACCAGCAGGCGCGGCGGCGGCTGAACTACGAGGCGCTGAAGAACGCAATCGAGCCGTCACCAACGGCGCGACACCGCTTCGAGGCGAAAGGACAGCACGCCTACGCACAGCGCTCGGCGAGAACCACGCTCATCGCGACCAACCATCGCGACGTGGTGAAGCTGCCGCGCGACGACCGACGCATCTGCGTCATCACCTGCGGCAGCAAGATGACGCCGATCGAGAGGGCCGACATCCGGGCCTGGATGGCGGTACCGGAGAACATCGGCGCGCTCCATCGGGCGCTGCTCATGCGGCCGGCGGTACCCCTCGACGTGTTCGACCCCTACGGCGACCCGCCGCCCTTCGTGGGAAGGCTCAAAATGATCGGGATGGGTGAGACCCGACTTGAGGATGCCTACGGGACGGCAATAGACGCGCTCGACGGGTGCCCGCTGTTCACGATGACGCAAATGCAGAGGCTGATTGCCTATTTCGGCGACTTCAAGACCGGCGATTGGTCGGACAAGGCCCGGCATACCGTCGCCAAGAATGCATACCGGCTGCGTGAACGAAACGAGCCGAACAACCGTATCAAGTACCGCAAGCGGCAAGAGATCGTCTACGCCCGCGCAAACGCTGATCAGCGACGCTGGCACGAGGCTGATACAGGGCTGATCATCAGGCAGCTTGATATTGCAGAGGATCGGGTGACGCAGGTCATCAACGCCGAGCGTGACGAGCTTGCCGATCTCATGCGCGCGCAGGGATCCTAATTCGCCGCCGGAGGCGCGATAACACGCGTGCACACATGCACAGGGGCTGCGCAAGACCGGCTCCGCGAAGGGGTGTTGGAGCTTTTATTAACGTCGGCGCGTGCGCAGAGTGGCACAGGCAATCGAGTGTGTGTGTAAGGCGTTACGTGTTGTCTACGTTTATATTTTGACTTTAGATTTGCAACTTGCACAGTAAATCCAGAATCAATAGAGAAAGATAGATAGAATGGTATAATATTACTTATTATGTAATTGCTATAAGGGTAGGGGCTCTCCCTCTGTGCACGTGTGAACCACCGCCGCTGAAACCCCACGCGGGGCCGCCTCCGCCAGCGCGCGGCGTGCGGCGAGTATGGGATGGTGACCCCTCCCTGGGTGGGATGGTGACCCTCCTGGCGGCTACCTACCTCCCAAAATTCGTGCGGCTGGCGCATCGGGATGGTCGTTTCGGCAGATGGCTTGTTCTGGTTCGGATGGTGGTCTTGATGGTTGGTTTTGATGGTCGGTTCGGATTGGTCGTCATACAGTAACAAAAACCGGTTTTACTTACGGTACGCCGACTCGTTGGATGATCGGATGGTTCATGCGGTCGACGGTGACCGGCTGCTCGTCTGGGTCTAGATGCCCATCCAGCTGCGTCGATAGCTGATCCATTAGCTTTGAGCTACGGCTGCCGGGTTTTCTACCATCTGTAGGGCATTTGCCAACAGCTCGACGCGATGGGATGGGTCACGGAGGCGCCGCGGAGGCGGCCCACCGCATATTCCAGGAACGCGCTAAGCAGGAGGCTGCCCGGCGGCAGCGGATGCGCGACATCATCGCGAGCATCCTACCTGGAACCGAGGGCGCAGGCCCGTGACGTCGGCGCACGCAGCGGCAGTGTCACCATTGTCCGGAGGTTTCCCACGTTTGTCCCTTGCGCGACGTTTGTCCCTTGCGCGCACGAAGTAGAGAGGAGGGTTTGAGAGAGGGTTATATTATTTACTCTCCTTTCTACGCCGCGCGCGTAAGGGACAAACGGTGACACGCCCGGACAATGGTGACAGTGCTAGGCGCCGCCGACGGGCTCTGCTGTCAAAGGTTCGACTCGCCGTCAAAAGGGAGCTCCGTCGATGTTCGTCCTGTTGCAAGTCTCCCCGCCAGAGGCCGCCGGCCACGAGGACTGGTGCTGTTGCCTCGATGTGATCGCGGTTGACGCCTCGGAGGCAGCCCTGCGGCAATACCTGGCTGTCTACGAGCCGCGGTACCGGGCAGCGGTCGCGGCGTTCGACCTCTGGGATGCTGACCTGGCGAAGGACTGGGGCGCGGAGCACGACCGCGTGCATGACGAGTTTCTGGTCAAGTATGACGTCCATGGCTCGCTGATCCAGGGAACGAGATTCGAGATCCGAGATCCTGGAAAGCCGGACCAGCAGCCGGCCCGTTCCGGCGCGGGCAGCGTGGACCTATGGCTGAGAAAACCGCTGCCCAGCGACAGCGACGCGTGGCGGACACCCAGGCGTGGCGAGCGCGGCAAAAGCGCGGAGCCGCGGTCTATTCGGTCGAGGGCCGCGATGTTTTACTTCTTGCCGCGCCCTGCCTTAGCTTATTGCCGAACTCCGTTTTCCAAATCCACGAGACAGCCATGGCGACCGGCGCGGCTCGGTGGCGGCAATATTTCCGCGACGCTCCACCATTTCCGCGAGGCTCCACCGCAGCCTGGCGACGAGCAAGTAGGCGGCTGGTCGCACGCGCAGCTGATACGGATGGACAACCGCTTCCGCGCTCGCCTCCTGCGCGCATTTAAGAGGGGAAGGAGAACCGCCGCCGGGCTGCGACCGCGACGTACACGCCAGAGAGTGGCCGCCAGCGCGCCTAACCCGTCGCCGCCGTGCGCTCGGCGTCCCACGTGATCGCGCGTGCAACGTTGTAAGCGACACGATGCACGAGGCCGTCACCGAGAGGCTTGCCTTGTAACTCGGCCGCGACCCGCTCGAGGAAGACATCGCGTAGATCGGGTGGTACCATCCGCGCCGCTTGCATTAGCTCGTGGAGCTGGGCGTCGGTAAACCGAATCAGCGTCATGCGTCCGTCCGTTCGCCCTCGGGTAGCAGGCACAGCGCCTTCGCGAGGTCCGCGAGCGATCGTGTCATCCGGTCGTACGTTTCGTAAGCCTCGTGGTCGATTTCATCGAGCTCACGTAATTGCGCTGCGATGCGGTCGCAAATCATCGCGGTTGCACAGTATGCTTCGAGCAGCGGGAAGATCTCTGGACCAAAGAACCCGGCCTTCCTTGCCCCGACGGTCGCCTTCCAGGTCTCGGCTTCTTCAGGAGACAGATGCTCCGGCGGGGGTGGTCGTCCGTCTTGGGGGAAGGGAATGATCCTCGAGTGGTCGGACATCGCTATCGCTCCCAAAGTCTGGGCTTGCGAGGGGTGTCATCCTCGTAGGGAAAATCCCATGGTTTCGGTCCTATGGTGCGGTGCGGATCGCGGCCGTCGGCGCGGCTCTCCAAATTAGATTTGGGCGTGAGCCTTAATGCGCGTGCGAATGCCAGCGCGGTGGAGGCTGTCGAGTTGAGCCGTTGTGATAGCCGGTCGTAACTCGGGAGCCCGACGCCGATACGGTCAAGCTCCGTTTCGAGCCTCTCGCATTCAGCCATGGCGTGACAGTAGCGGGCGAGGAGCGCGTGCGTCTCCTTGCTGAAGTGGCGCGCTTTCATACTTGAAACTGCATCTCTCCAGACGGCAGCGGCG